TTTTGGCGCTGACAACAATCTCATCAATCACGACGCGATAACGCAGGACAGTGACAAGCGACTCTTGATATTTTTGATAGTCGTGGTCAGAAATCATTTCAGGGCCTCGCAAGCGGGCTGCCAGCCTTGCTCACAGTGCTGGCGCTGCTGGGCGTCCAAGGTCTGGGTCAGGCTGATCCAGAAGGCACCGCCGAGAAGAGCACAAAAAATTGCGACAACGACGCCATTGGTTTTGGGGCTGCGGTGCTCGGGGTCATAGAACCCAGGGCTCCGGTTGGGGGACTTGTAATCAGACATGAGTGTTGAGGTAGGCGACTCATGTGCAGAATGATGGCATACCCGATAGGGGGTGTCAACGTTTTTTCTTGCCTTTGGCTTTTTTCTTTTTTGGTTTTGACTTAACTGCCTCGATAGCCTCGTGATAGCCGGGGGGCTCCGGCACTCCGCCTTGTTTCAAAATCTTGGTCCAGTCCATCAGTTGCGGCGATGATCGCTATGGTTTGGGCTCTTCACCCTGAAACGGGCGAAGGACAAGTGACCTGCAGCGGATCAGGTGCGAGGGGCGTAAGGCGCGCGAGCCTGTCCTAGTCCGCAACTCTTCAGAAGTCGAAGGTGGGACGCTTGGCGCGGTAAATGCCAAACGCCTCCTCCCAGGCTTCGATGCACTCTTGCGGGTCTTCTGTAATTACGCGGCAGCGTTCAGGACCACTCACGACCGTGACGCAGCGGTCGATGCGAATCTTGGGGAAATGCTGGCCGAGCATCTTGGCGTAGGCCCCTAGCTGCCGGGTTGCAGGCTTGCGCCCTGAGACAGCCTTGCGGGATCCCACCGTCTTCAAATCACCGAGCGTGATCCCGGCATCGGAGCTGATTAAAAAATCGAAGCTGCCCGCCACGTTGTTGTAACGGTCCACCAGGCGGAACTCTGTCGCCAGGGTCTCGCTGCCCTTGAACAGCGGCTCATCAAGCAGCGGGTCCAACCACGCATCCCAGCGGGTTTCATGCACAAACGGTTGATTCAGAAGATTCGCTTCCCAGCAGCGGTGGATGGTCCGGCCCCTCAGCTCCCAGCCATCAGGGCCGTGCCTGGTCTCCTCAATCCGTTGCTTGGCAAACGGGGTCAGCTCGTCGCTACACACTTCTGAAACATTGTCCAAAACCCAGTTCCCGCGCCACCTGTATCGGTGGGTCTCCTCAAAAAAATCCAGCTCTTTGATCGGATCTAGCAAAAGGGGCTTGCGCGCTCGGCCCACTATGGGCACACTCTGTCGGCAAAGCAACCCCAAAACGTGCCCGAACTGGAGCCATTCACAAACACTCGCGTGCTGATTGATCCGCGCGTCATCGCAGAAGTTGACCGCAAAAAGCCCATCGGCGTCAGCCGCACTGGATGGGTCAACCTGCTTTTGCAAAAGGCCATCGCTTCAGAGCCCGAGCCGCTTGCCCGTGACTAATCCTGATGCAGAGGAGCGTGCATTTGACCTGCTCCAATGGAATCCATACTCTCTTCCCACTGAATACGACGACGACCTTGCGTTAGTCGGCTATTACAGCAAGACGCAGAAAGAGCGATCTGATCGCGCTCTCGATGCTTGGGAGAAAGAACACCCCTTCAAATCCAGCGATGAGCTGACTGCTTTTCGAGAACTTGAAAGGCTTGGTGTTTACACAGACGCCGACTTTTATTCACCGAGCAAGGCCAAGAATGGTCACTACACCAGCCGACTCAAAGAACACCGGGCCGATTCCCGAGAGCCTCAAGGACCACCAAGACCTTCTCGACAAACTGGATCGATACGCAAGCACCGTCCTTTGTAATGAAGACGATGCGCTGCGTCAGTCCCAGCTGCTGCGGTTGTACGCCGACGAAGTTGGCTGCCCGATCAATGAGCGCACTGCTGCCATCCTGCTGACCAAAGCACAGGGTGAAATTGCGGGCGTTTGCACTCCTCGCCTTCGCGGGGAGCGCATGGACACGACACCAACGCCCTGGGCGTGGGAAGGCGTGATCATGTCCGGCACTTTCAATCTGCTGGTGGCCCCGCCAAAGGTGGGAAAGTCCGCGCTGATGGTCGGCATGATCAGCGCATGGTTCCACGGTGAGGAGACATACCTGGGCCAACGTCTACACGGCCCCTGCCCCAAGGTGTTCATCGTCGGGACGGACCAGCCGGAGAACGACTGGCACACGTTGTTCAAGCGTGAGGGCCTGATTGATCGTGACGGCAACATGGCCGGACCGATCGAGATGCTCTGGCACACGGGCGCGCCATTGCACCTCACGCCTGAGGGCATCGACCACCTGGGCAAAATCGCAGAGCTGAATCCTGGCTCTCTGTTCCTGCTGGATTCGTACCACTCGACCGTTCAACCGCTGAACATCGACGAGGCGACCTCAGCCTTTGACGGCCCCGCACGAAAGCTGGCCGAGGTGCTTGCGCCTCATAAGGCCACGCTGGCGATGATCCACCACACCAACAAAAGCGTGAGCGGCGGGAACGCCACCAATGCCAGCAGGGGCAGCAATGCGCTACCGGCAGCAGCCAGCCTCACGATCCTGATGAACTGGTTCAAGCAGCCTGCCGAGGGCCAGACACAGAATGATCATCGCGTCGTTGTAAAGACCCAGGGCCGCGCCAAGGGCACAACGCTCTTGATCGAGCTGACCGATGGGGGCTGGCAACACCATGGCGATGGTGAGTCTGTCTTGGCGGCGGAGGCCATGCAGGAGGCATCAGACGAACTGCAGGGCCGACAAGCCGACATCTTCGATTACGTCTGCGAGCGGTGGGCGTCTGGCGAGTTTCCCTGTACCACCGCAGAGCTGCAGGATGTGGCCAAGTGCAACGCCAGCAAGGTCAACCGGGCGCTCCGTGCGCTGGAGAAAAAGGATCTTGTGCGGCAGGAAGGCCAGCTTGAACCGCTGGTCTCTGGGGGTCGTCCGCAGCTGCTGTGGGTTCCCAATACCCCCTCCCTGGAAAGTGGTGAAAAAAGGGAAACAAGGGAAATAAACCCTCGCGCGCACGATAAAGAAAGGGGTTATTCCCCTTTTTCTACTAAAACCCCCACTTCCGGGGGAGGGGTAGCTGAGGGGTTTTTACCCCCCTCTGCTGGCACCCCTGTGGAGCTGCATCGCAACGGGGCATGGTCCAATGGCTGGGTCATTGCCGATGCCAGCAATCCCGGCAATGTGCGAGCGGCCAAGCTCGGCAGCCCGAGCGTCACCATCGGGAACCTTCGATGGGATCTTGACGTGCGCCTCTGTCAATCCAGCCCGTTCAAGGCTGAATCCACCAACCCTTCTGATCTGTTTGATTTCTGATGTCTGAATCCAACCGTCGTTACCCTGTCCGTGTTGATGTCCGCCTGACTGAGGCTGAGCGCGAGTACCTGTCCCAAGAGGCCGTCAAGCGCGACATGAGCCGTCAAGATCTGATGCGGAAGCTGCTGCTGTCTGACATCGACTCTGTTGAGCCGGTGAACGATTACAAGCCTGTTGTCATTTCACGCGGGCGTGACGCTATTGATCGGGCGATGACCGCAGTTCTGCGCCAGTACAACTGCGTCCCCGCGTCCAAGTGTGAAGCCGTGGTGTGTGCCGTTATCGCTGCTGTCGCTGAAGAGGGTTGACGGTATGCCTTTGGTATGCCATATTGGCATTGGAGAGATTCCAACACCTCATGGATCATCACAACTACATGCTCGACCTTTTCGAGTCCTTCGAGCGTCACCAAACTGAACTCGAAGCTCGCGACAGCCTCATGGTTCTCAACCGTGACATCCAGCCCAAGTGGGAGATCCAAGCCTTCCTGAACAACGAATTGCAGTGGGCCGACCCGGCCTACGACGAGGACGAGCTACAGAGCCTCAAAAACGCCGCCACTGAAGCTGGCTTCACCTACACCGTGGAACCCGTCAAATGACCGACAACCCCTACGCACCCCTCCAGCCTTGGGATGACTCCATTGCCGAGTCACCCGACTGGAAAGGCGGTGAGTCCTCCAACCTCTTGATCTATCCAGAGACCACTCAGGAGCAGCTCACCTCCCTCTGCAAGCACGCCAGCTTCTGCGGCTACAAATACGCAGAAACCGACAACGAAGTCTTTGCCGACAACCGTTGCCTCTTGACCTTTATCAAGCCTGTTACAAAGAAGGGGGCGAACTGATGGGTCGTGCTTCTCGTGACAAAGCTGATCGCAAAAAGGCTTATCAAATAGCGCGCGATGGAGGGGCCAGCCATCTTGCCTTTTGCCCCAAACAAAAGTATGAAGACGAATGGCCTGACACTTGGCTGAAAAGCGACAAGACAGGAATTTGGACTGTAAGTGGCGCTTCTATTCTTGGCTTTGATGTCGACCTCCATACTCCGACTGAAACGCTCAACTGCATTTACGGGCGGAGGGTCTACGAGATAGGTCAACATGGGCCTCCAGGCGTTGCTATTGCTGCCTGCCTACCGACCCGGCAAACTCAGTTGCGCCCTTACAGAGATTTTGTCATCGGGGTAATTGAGGACATGATCAAATCAGAGGCACTTCCGACCTATGCAGAGATTTGGGAGGGTCTTGATTCGCCCGGCTCAAAATTTGCTACTCCAGTCATGATTTGATCCCATGTCGGGGAGCCTGATGCCTGGATGATCCCCCACCAGGCTGAAAGCTATACAACACCCGCAGAGCTGCGCGGGAAAGGCAGGGCGGGTTGAGGTCCGATCCATACCCCGACACCAAAATTCAACACATGGACCAAGACACCCTTCGCGCTCTTCAGAGACACCATGACCTCAATGTCTGGCTCGAATACCAAAGACGACTCGCAGCTGCCTACGCCCGCAGCCAAAATCCGCACCCTGGAAAACGATGGCTGTGTTCGGATCCAGGTCGGGGAGTTCGTCGGGACAGTGAGTTCGATGCACCTGGTTGAGCCGAAAATTTTGCAACTCCAGGACTACTGGCGCAAAGTTCATCGGCCCTAAGCTATCTTTCCAGTGACTCCCTGTAGGCTCAGGGCATGGGAAAGAAGACTCAAACAAAGTCAACTAATGCGGAGATGACCGCAAGGGTTCAAACGGTTTATGGCCTGTTAATCAAGTCCTACTCTCGCTTTGAAATCTTGCAATACGCGGCGGAGCAGTGGGATGTCTCTGAACGCACTGCTGACATTTACATGCAGCGCGCTCGCAAGTTGATTCAACAGGACTCAGAGATCGAGCGGCCCGAATGGCTGGCTGCTGCGATTGCACGCCTTGTTAAATATGAGCAGAAGGCAGGCAAAGAAGACAATCTCCAAGTCGCGATCAAGGCCCTGGAGACTCAGGCCAAGCTGCTGCGCTTTGACATCTGATGCTGCTTGACGGCCTCGCAGTTCAAGAGCCCCTGCTGGCTTTTGCTGAGCCTGTAGATGATGACCGCACAGAAGAGGTGGTTGAGGGCCTCACCAGCGGCCTGACAGATCCACAGAGGCAGGTCTGGGACGCTGATCACCGCTTCAAGCTGCTCTGCTCTGGGCGGCGCTTTGGTAAGACCTACCTCTGCATCACCCGGCTGATCTGTTGGGCCATGGAGAAGCCCGGCAGCCTCTGCTGGTATGTCACCGCCAACTACCGGATGGCAAAGCAGATCGCATGGCGTCAACTCAAGACCATGACGCCCGACAGCATGATTGCCAAAAAGAACGAAACTGACCTGTCGATCGAGCTGGTCAACGGCAGCGAGATCGCCTTGCGTGGCGCAGATAATGAAGACTCTCTCCGGGGTGTAAGCCTGTCAGCCCTGGTCGTTGACGAGGCGGCCTACGTTAAGCAGACGGCCTGGGAGATGGTCTTGCGCCCGGCCCTGTCAGATCAAAATGGCCCGGCTTGGTTTATCACCACACCAGCAGGGTTGAACTGGTTCCACGACCTGTGGGAACAAGCCCAAGACCAGGACGACTGGGACACCTTTTCGTTCACCACCATCGACGGTGGCAACGTCTCCGCTGAGGAGATCGAGGCGGC